ATTTTTTTGTAACAGTGGTGGATGGCTGTGTATCACTCCGTAACAAAACGGTAGTGTGGGCAAAGGCGTGTCTGTATCTCATGTATCAGTGTTGTAACATATCGTGCGATACACGAAAAAGCCAGGCACAGTCTGTGCTTTCTGGTATCTGTATCACTTGTATCATATAAATTCTCTGGAATTATAAAAATAATACAATAGAGGACATAACGCCCGCGTAACGCGCATACACAGGCGCGTATAGGACGCAAGTGATACAGTGATACAGACTGTATGATGCCCCTTATAGCGTTATAGTATCACTTTGCGCAACGGGGATACTTTCAAAGAACTTATTCGTCTTGGAACTGTACACATCCCAAAAGGCAAGGTAAGCAGTTGCACCGGAGGAACTGGTATATGTGATAACATAATACAGTTTTTCGGCACCCTTTGATGTTGTTATAGCATCTCCGTGGTACCTTGCCATAAAATTGCGTTCGCGTACCATGGTGTCTACAGATTGTATCTGAGCAATCGGCAGATTGACAGTCTTGCCCTCGTTGTTGGAGAACACGAGCATATCACCGGAAATTTTTGCATTACAGGGGAAGTCCTGACGGAAACCGGGCAATCCCTCGTAGTGAGGGATGACTATACCGTCGGGTTTATTTTTGCGGGAAAAGAACATAGTAAAATACTCCTTTTACTGAACTATTATAAAGCTAAACTATTCATACGATATTCGGCCAGCTCGTATTTGACTCCAAGTATTTGAGCAACAGTGGCAACGGAATACTCGGCCAGATCGCGGAGGTCCTCATCGGAGTAGAGAAGATCTATCGCAAATTGGTCGGCCTCTTTTTCGTAGCGGCTGGTGACCATCTGCGTACAGTTATCCATAAAGATGCGGTTAAGGCCCTTATGCTGGAGCGCGTGTCCCAGCTCGTGGGCGCATACCCATTTCTGTTCCTGCTCTGGCATATCTGCTCTCAAGTAAATGATACGGCAGCGGCGTGCCTCTTGGTAGAATCCGCGGATTCCTTTAAGCGGAGTTTTGATGATGATAAAGCCCATAGCTTTGGCGATGCCAAAGGGGTCACGCGTACCATAGGTGCGAACTAATTTTTCGGCAAGGGCTTTCTGGGTCATGCGTTATTCCTTTCTGTATTTATACGGAGTAAATCTTGCTTTGTTTTTAGCTTTGGCAGCTTCTAAGCCTAAACGCATGGCGGATACAATACTTTCGCGGGCTTCCTGTGTCATCGGATCACCGTCAAACATCATATCGCCGCCAGCTTCAAGATCGGCCATGATGGATTCCAGATCGTGGGCTATATCACGCTCGTCCTTTTTCGTAAGGACGGGCTTTTTTTCGTTTTCATGCTCATCCATACCGTCTATATAGCCTGCGTTATAGGCATCAAAAGCTGGTCGGGTAGCCGAATCAATGAGAACGGCAGGATCCACACCAAGGCCGTTGGCCAGGCGGTAAATGGTGTTGATGGAAGGCGTGCCGCCTTTCTTCCATGAGGTGACGCTGGAGGTGCTCATACCGAGCGATTTAAGCAATGCGGTAGGGCTGGTGCCCTTTTTGAAACAAGCCTCTTTCAGATTATCAAAAAACATAATTTTAGTCCCCTCTAAAAATAAATTCTAAAAAACGAATTTTGGGACTTGACAAATTCGATATACCGAGTTATCCTATGTTCAGAAACTTCGATTTAGCGAATTGCAAAAGTCCCCCGACAGAGTTGGAAGTTCGTAGTGTCGAAAATATATTCGGTTAAATTCTATAAATAGAATATATCACGGCGCTACTATTTAGTCAAGAGGGAGGTGTATGTTTTTTGGAAAAGACAGCAGCTTTTTATCGTCGCTTTCAGCAGCTCTGCGATAAAAACGGCAGAAGTCCGACGGACGTTGTCACCGCTGCCGGATTGAGCAGTTGCCTGGTAACGGCTTGGAAGCGGGGCGCAAGCCCCAAGCTCGACACTATTGCTCGTATGGCGAAAGAGTTAAACGTGTCCGTCACGGAGCTCATGGAAGATAATACCGAAGAAAGAGGGTGAAACCAATGAAAACGCTTACTCCGAAGGAAGCCACCGATCTGGCTTACAACACGACCGGCGCTCTTATGCTTTTCCACGCAAGAGAGATTTTCGATCACTGCTTTGCGGCTCGCCTCGGTACCGGCGTAGGCCGTGACCCGACATGGGCGCGGTATTGCGCTGCAGCTGCCTGCTACAACGCTGGTCGCGTTGACGGCATTCGCGCCGAGCGGGAGCGCCGCAAGAAAGGCAAGCGCAAGAACAAAGAGGGAGGTGTCAGGAATGGCGGTACCCACCATCATTGCGACTAAGCTGGCAGAGCTTGAACAGCTTTGCGAGAAGTACCCGACAAAGATTCCCATTGAGGAGTGCGCGGCTTTCCTGGGTATGGCCGGTGAAAGCCTGAGAGCGTGCCTGGAACATGGTTCGTGTCCGTTCGGACTGGGCTGGCTCAAGAAAAATGCCCACAACCGCGCATTTTACATTCCCACATTGACATTTTATCTGTGGGTCACGCAAGCCGCTGGATTCAGAGAGGAGGTCAGGGCATGAGCCGTATTCACGCAATCACCGCCGGTCTGAGTTTTCTGGGCTTACTGTCTGCCACAGGTTACGCCGAACTCGACAAGCTGTCGATGGGAGCCTACACGGTACTCGCGTTGTTCCTGCTGGCGGTATTCGCTGTCTGTGCGTACAGAGCGGCGCGGGAATGAAAAAGGCCGCCTCGGAACGGCAATTCCGAATAGCGGCCTATGAAAAAATAATTTCAACTACATAATAGCATATAGCAAGGAGAAAAACAATGCCGAAATATCCAATCAATGTTACGCCGTTCATTAAGGCCATCGAGGAAGAAAACGGCAGTCCGCTGGACAAGATCAACCGCGAACTGTGGAGCCTTATCGTAAAGCTCCAGAATCAGGCATACGATGCGGGCCTGAAGGACGGCTTTATGAAGCAGTGCGAGAGCATTGTGGGGCCGACTGCACCTGCCGTAAAGGCGGTAAAGCTCATCGACCCCAAGCTGGACAAGCAGCTGACGGAGGCGCTTAAGTCGCTTCGTGAGGGCCTGGACGAAGAGTTCCAGGAGGAGGGCTTCAATTCTGTTGTGAAAGCGCTAGGCGTTCTGCCGCAGGATATGCCCTGGGGCGAGCGTATTTACGCGATTGCCCGCGAATCTTTTTTTCAGGGCGGCCTTTATACCGCTCTGGCCGATGACGAGGAGGAAGAGAACCATGATCGAGATTAAGATTGCCGGTAATACGGCTGCAGAAGCACTGGCTGATCTGACCAAGCTGGCCGATCTGGTCCGCTCTGGCATGATGCAACCGGTAGGACAGCAAAAGCCGGAACCGGTGTCCAATTCGGACACGTCGGACAAGACCGTACCCGCGCCGTCTTCGAAAGCAGAGAAGAGCGTGGGCGTACCGGAACAGGCTGCTGAACCGGTCGCAGAGGATAGCGCCCAGGAGCAGCAGGCCGACAGTTCCGCCGACACCGCAGAACCCGCTCGTACTTACACGCGCGAGGAAGTGCGTGCCGAAACCGTAGCCACGGCCAAGAAGCACGGCAAGCAGGCGGTACGCGATCTGCTCGAGAGCCTTGGCGCCCAGGGCGTGAGCACGCTGCCGCCGGAAAAGTACCCCGAGTTCATGCAGAAGCTGGGTGAGATCAATGCCGAGTAAGCACGCATTACTGGGACCGTCCAGCGCGTTCCGTTGGAGCCGCTGCACGAAAAGCGCCCGCTTGGAGGAGGGCCTGCCGGATACCGGCAGTGCCTATGCCACCGAGGGTACGCTGGCTCACCGGCTGGGTGAGCTGCTCCTGCGAGCTGAATACGAGGGCGCCGGTCTGACTGAACTGGCCGAAGTGCAGGCAGATTCGCAGTATTCTCGCGCTATGCAGGAGCACATGGAAGGCTATGCCGCCTTTGTCGGTGAGCGCATGGCCGAGGCACATACACGCTGCAAGGATCCGCTGATTTTCATCGAGCAGCGCATTGATGTGACCGAATATGTGCCGGAGGGCTTTGGTACGGCCGACTGCGTTATCATTGCAGACGGCATGATGGACGTAATTGATCTGAAATACGGGGCCGGGCACGCTGTTAGCGCCGAGGGCAATCCACAGATGCAGATCTATGCGCTAGGTTGCTTGCTGGCATTTGACCTGTTCTATGATATTCAGTCTATCCGCATGACTATCTATCAGCCGCGTTTAGACAGCATTTCCACCTCGATTATCGAGCGGGACAGCCTGCTGGACTGGGCGGAGAACGTGCTGAAACCGCGTGCGGAAATGGCCTATGCCGGTGAGGGCGAGTTCGCGCCCAGCGAGGAAACCTGCCGCTGGTGTAAGGCTGGAGCAATCTGCAAGGCTCGCGCCGAGTACCAACTGGAGATTGCTGCGAAGGAGTTTCAGGACGCCGCGACGATGGATAACACGGAGATCTCCGAGGTACTGGAACGCCTGCCGGGTCTGCTTTCGTGGGCGAAGCAGGTTAAGGACTACGCTGAAAAGGCAGCAGTCAACCAGGGCGAGAAGTTTCCCGGCTTCAAGGTAGTCGAGGGACGTGCTAACCGGCGCTACGTTAACGAAGCTGCTATTGCCCGCAGGCTGAAAAAGGCGGGTTTTACAACCGCCGACATCTACAAGCCCAAGGAACTGCTCGGCATTACTGCCATGGAGAAGCTGGTGGGCGCCAAGAAGCTGGCGGAACTGGTCGGCGGTCTGATCGAGAAGCCGGCAGGCTCTCCGACACTGGTGCCGGAAACGGATAAGCGCCCAGAGCTGAATACTGCCGCCAAGGCCGCTGAGGACTTTGCGGACGAGGTGCAGCCATGAACAAGATCTTTCATATCGTGAACGGATCGTTCCATGCGAACCTTGATCCGGAGCATATGCACGAGATGCTGCTGTCAAACTGGCGTAAGATGGTTAGGTTGGCAGTCGCAGACTGGCGTAATGAGGATACTCTGCGGGAGCTGAATGAGTGGTTTACGCAGAGAGCCCAAAGCGCCCAGCAGGAGTGGAAAATCGCTTCACAGGTATATGTGAACGGCTGGAAAGATCCGAAAAACCATGGCCGTGAGGCAAGGCGGCGAAAACCGCCGCCTTGCCAAAGCGGTAAAGGCCGCTAAGCGGTATTATGAGCGCTTGTGCAAGATGCAGGCAATTCTCACGGAAGCACAGAAACCGTGAGTTACAACCAAAGTTACATTACAAAACCATTCATACTAATTTAGAATTACGGAGGAATTTACTATGTCTACTAACCAGCCGACCAAGGTTATCACCGGCAAGTGCCGCCTGTCTTACTCTCATGTATGGGATGCTGTCAGCATTGACGGCAACTCTGATCCGAAGTTTGGCGCGTGCATCATTATCCCCAAGAACGACAAGGTGACCATCAAGAAGGTCAACGCCGCTATCCAGGCCGCCATCATGGAGGGTGTCAAGTCTAAGTGGAAGGGTAAGAAGCCGGTCAATCTCAAGCTGCCGCTGCGTGACGGTGACGAGGAGCGCCCGGACGATGAGGCTTTCGCGGGCTGCTACTTCCTGAACGCCAACAGCAAGACCCGTCCGGGTATCATCGACCTGGCAAAGCACGAGATCATGGACACCTCGGAGGTTTACAGCGGCTGCTTCTGCCGTTTCTCCATCAACTTCTATCCGTTCTCGACTTCGGGCAACAACGGTGTAGCCGCTGGCCTGAATAACATTCAGAAGGTTGCAGACGGTACGCCGCTGGGCGGCCGCAGCCGCGCTGAGGACGACTTCGACGACGATTACGAGGGTGACGAGGATTTCGGCGATCTCGAGTAAGCAATTAACCGAACCCCGCTGCTGCAAAGGCGGCGGGGTTCTTATCATTATAATTCGTTTGAGCTGTTTTAAGCTCTGGCTTGAGAGGAGAATAAGCGATGGAAGCAGTTCGCAAGCGTAAATCTCCGCCGCTCGGCAAGCGCACCTGGACACCGGAGGACGAAAACTATCTGGCAGAGAAGTGGGGCTATGCATCAGTGCCCGCCATCGCAAAGAAGCTGAACCGCACGGAAAACGCGGTCATTGTCCGGGCACGGCGGCTCGGCTTGGGAGCTGTGCTGATGGCAGGTGGGTACGTCACGCTGAACCAGCTGCTCGCCACAGTGACGGGAAGGGGACGCGGCAACACCTACCAGCGCAAAAGCTGGGTGGAAAATCGCGGTCTGCCGGTGCACAGGAAGAAGGTCCAACGGTGCAGCTTTTCTGTGGTCTATTTGGAGGAGTTCTGGGAGTGGGCGGAGCGTAATCGCAGTTTCCTCGACTTCTCGAAAATGGAGCCGCTGGCGCTCGGCTGGGAACCGGCATGGGTCGCAGAGCAGCGCAAAAAGGATTACCGCGCCTGCGCTCTCCAACGCAAAGACCCGTGGACGGCAGCCGAGGACAGCCGCTTGAAAATGCTGCTCAGTCAGCACAGATATACATGGGCAGAACTGTCGGAGATGCTGCACCGCACGACCGGCGCGATCCAGCACCGGTGCCGTGACCTCGGCATTAAGGATCGCCCAGTCAAGGCAGACAATCACGGTAAAAGCGCGGTGTGGAACGAGCGCGACTATGCAGTTCTGGCGGACGGTATCCGCCACGGTGACAGCTACATGGCGATCGGACAGGCGCTCGGCAAGTCGGAAAAGGCCGTGCGCGGTAAGGTCTATACGGTATATCTCACCGAAAGCGCAGATAAGGTGCGCGAATACATGGGCAACGGTCCGTGGGGAACAGGTGCGCCGGAGCCGAAAGTCAAGCAGGCGGTGCACTTGTCCACTACAAGGACGGAGGTGCGAAAGCAGCTGTCATATCTGGCAGGGCTACTGCGGAAACGGGCGAATGACCTGGGCTACGATCCGTATTGGCAGCGTTTTATGTGTCAGCACTGGGACGACTTCGGCGGCTGCTCTGCCGGCTGCGCGAATTGTGATGACTGCACAGAATTTCGGCGTATCCGTCCGCAGTATTGCGCTCGGTGCGGCGGCACGTTCTACGAGAGGAAGGAGAACCGTTTCTGCGGCGCCTGCCGAACGGCACGGAAGAAGAAAGCACAGCGGCATTGGTGCCGCGTCAATCATAGCTGAACAGGAGAGGAGAACAACCATGGCAAAATGTAAATTCTGCGGACAAGGCGTGCGGACAGCACCCGTGTTCCATCCGGCCTGCTGGGAGCAGGCGGCGAACAAACTTGCAAGCGAGTTCTGTGATGAGTATTGCAAGTTCCCGTTTGAGATGGACTATGAGGCGTTGGTAGACAAATGCGAGCAGTGCCCGATGGTACGGCTGAAAGAGTTGGGAGGTAAAAACGTATGATGCTGGAACTGACAGGTAAGGACATTCTTGCCCTGACCAACGAGAGCAAGCGCAAGGCCGTTCTGGCCGACTGGCAGAACTGGGGCATCTGGCACAAGGCACCTGAGATCGGACTGTTTGTGTATCGGCTCGATCTGCCGGACGGCAGCTTTTTCACCGCCAGCTGGTATGCCGGTGACGACTTCTTTCCGGGCGGCGGTACGCATAACGTCAACTGTCCGCGTTACAACTTTGGCGGCGCTGACGGCAAACTCAAGGCAGGTAGCGTCGCGGAAAGTGTGCTGACGGACAAACTCAAAGAGCTGCGGAAGGAGCTGCTGGCAAAATGAAAGCACCTGCTTTTCAAACCGAGGCACAGAAAACTTTCTGCCAGACGTTCCAAAAGCTATGCAGCCATACAAGTGCATGGCAGGTGTGGAGCGACTTTGTACAGCTGACTGCGATTGCGTTGTCAAACCGCTGTGATATGCAGGCAAAGCGCGAAAAGCAGTATAACGAGATCATGCAGCAGTACGACAGAGCGGAACAGAGCGTTTTCGCAGAACTGTTTGCGCAAATGGTGACGGCACTGGAAGAGCAGCCGGAACAGGATTTCCTTGGTGATATGTTTATGCGGCTGGAACTTGGCAGTCATTGGCATGGTCAGTTTTTCACTCCGTACAGTGTGTGCAGGCTGCTGTCGTCGGTAACGATCCGAAGTGCTGTCGAACAGGTAGCAGAACACGGATACTGTAAGGTGAACGACTGTGCGTGCGGTGCGGGTGCAACGCTGATCGCGGCGCGAAACAGTCTGAAACACACGGGCATCGGAACGGATCAGGCGTTGTTCGTAGGGCAGGACGTAGACCGCACGGCGGCGCTGATGTGTTACATTCAACTCAGTCTGCTTGGCTGTGCCGGTTATGTGGTGATTGCGGATACACTGTCAAACCCGGCAGTGGGAAAAATCATTCCGCGCCGGAAAGCAGGGCAGGACATCTGGTTCATGCCGGGATTGTATTTGTCAGATGCCTGGTGTGAACGGATACGATGGGAGATGATGATGTGCAACTGACAGAAAAATTGATCGACCGATTGCTGGATGTGTATATACAGTCAGACAGCGACCTGCAGATTGTCAAGAGTCAGCTGGAGATCATTCTGTATGATTACGATGTCCGCCCAAAGGAAACAGCGATCGTGCCCTATGGCAAAACGCGCAATGAGGTGCTGATGAAGCGATTTGCAGTCGCCAAGGCGGTTGCGGGTCGCAGTCCGCGCACGATAGAGGTTTATCTGCAAGCTGTGGGGCTGTTCCTGCGCACAATCCAGAAAAATGCGGACGAGGTGCGCAGCGAGGATATACAGGTGTATATCGCTCAACTGATGACCAAAGGACGAACGAAGACATACTGCAATGACGTTAGACGGTTTCTGTCCAGCTTCTACACCTATTTGACTAAAGAAGAGATTATAACCAGAAATCCGATAGATCGCGTGGAAGCTATTAAGTGCAAGCGCAGAAAAGAGCCGGCGTTTACTGATATGGAAGTTGAGCGAATGCGTGTAGCTTGCAGAACGTCATTTGAAACAGCAATAATCGAAACGCTGCTGTCTACCGGATGCCGCGCCGCAGAGGTGTGTGCAATCCGAAAGGACGACATCAACGGCGATAAAATTACTGTGACCGGTAAAGGCGACAAGGTGCGGACGGTATACCTGAGTGCAAGAGCTCTTGTTGCGATTAATGCATATCTCAAGGAACGCAGCGACAACAACGAATATCTGTTTCCGAGGCGCATTACGAAGCCATCACGCAAGGAGGCTTGGTTTCGGAATCCGGATATGGTCGCAGAGGGGCATTTCTCACGCGAAAGCGTGAATTGCTTGTGTAAGCGCGTTGCTGAAAGGGCGGGCGTTCAGGGCGCTCATGCACACCGTTTTCGCCGGACTTGTGCAACATTTGCTCTGCGGCGTGGTATGCCGATCGAAATGGTTTCCATGATGCTCGGGCATGAAGAACTCTCCACGACACAGATTTACTTAGATGTGCGAGAGAGCGATCTTCAGATCGCACACGAAAAATACGTTTTTTGAGGTGATAACCGTGAAAACCGATGAACTGATTATGGCTTTGCAGAAACTGAAAGTCCAGACCGGCTCTCTGGCCTGCCTCGGCTGCGGGCATGAGCACAACTGCGGCGTGCATGGCTGCGCGATCGCGCGAGAGGCTGCGGTGCGGCTGAGCCTGTATGAACACGCGCTGAAACAGGTGACGAAGGAGCGTGATGCAGCGGTCAAACAGCTGCGTCGCATGGCTGACTGTGATACCTGCAAGCATGATCACCCGTGCGGCATGGATGGCGATCCGTGTACTGCATGTACGACCGGCCAGTGTTGGGAATGGAACGGAGGCGCGCCATGTACATTCTGACTGGTGACAAGAAGCAGATCATCAACTCGGATTTCGTGGAGCGCTTTTGCATCTCGGAAAAGCCGGATGCGGCGCTCATCGTCGCAAGCTATGACAAGAACGCCAAGGTAGTAACTGTGGCGCGGTATCGTGATCTGCGGGAAGCGCAAAAGGTGCTGGGCGAACTGCTCTGCGCCATCGCAGGCGGACAGGCGTATTACACCATGCCGGAAAGCCTGCTGTATGCGGAGCAGCACATCAGCAAAGATGCACGCATCAAGCGGAAAGGCGGCAGCTGATTATGACCGATAGAGAACTGATACTGCTGCACGACCTGCTTGAAGATTTGGAAACAGACGAGGGCGTGTGCTACAAGACCCGAAGCAGCACCTGCGCCACGGCCTGCCCGCTGTCATACGCCGGTGCCTTTGGTGATAACATTTGCCTGCCGTCTGTCCTCGGTCGCCGGGTAACACGGATGATCCGGGATAAGCAGCTGCGTGAAAGAGAAAAGGGAGGAGTAACTCATGGCAAAGACTAAGAACAAGCGCCTCGGAAAGCCGCGAGGCATGAACTACGCCGATATGCTGGCGCGAAAGCGCATGATCCGTGAGGCAGTACAGGAGGCGGCGGACGATGCCACCGTGCAGCTGCGTGCGGATATGGCAACCCAGAAAGCACTCTGGCTGGCGGTCTGCTCGGTGGCCGATGCCTACGGTTTCGGACCGGAGCGCATGAAGAAGTTCTTTATTGCACTCCAGGAAAACAACGACGAGATCACGCGCATGGGGAAAGAAGTCGATACCGACTATGCCTATGAAAAGCTGCGGCTCAAGGCCGAGCGTGTAACCGGTATGAAGATCGAGTATCTGTATGAGCATGAAGCACAGGATTATGAGGGCTGATTATGGCAAAGATTATGGCTGTTGATATAGAAACCTATTCCGGCGTTGATCTGGTCGCTTCCGGTGTCCGCCCGTACAGTGAGGCGGACGACTTTGAGATTCTGCTCATTGCTTATAAGGTGGACGATGAGCCGACACGAGTGCTGGATCTGGCTGGCGGCGATAAGCTGCCTGATGCTACGGAATTTACCGCGTTGCTGTTGAATCCGAATGTGCTCAAGACTGCCTACAATGCAGCATTTGAGCGCACCTGTCTGGCTCGATGGTTCCGGTCGCCGATGCCGCCGGAGCAGTGGAGCTGCACCATGGTGCTGGCCTCCAATCTCGGTCTGCCGGGTACACTGGCCGGAGCTGGTGCCGCATTGGGACTGGACAAGCAGAAGATGACTGAGGGCAAGGAGCTGATTCAGTATTTCTGCAAGCCGTGCCGACCGACCAAGGCCAACGGCGGCCGTACCCGCAATCTTCCGAGTGATGCACCGGAAAAGTGGGAGCTGTTCAAGAAATACAATATCCGCGATGTTGATGTTGAGGTGGACATTCGGCAGCGGCTTTCCGGCTTTTTCATTCCGGAGGCCGAACGGCTGGCATGGCAGCATGACCAGCATATCAATGACTTGGGCGTTCGCGTGGATCAGGTGCTCATGCGCCAGGCGCAGGAGCTTAGCAATCAGTACAATACCCGCTTGATGGACGAGGCCAAAGACCTTACCGGATTGGATAATCCCAAGAGCGCGCCGCAGGTCAAGCGCTGGCTGCTGGAACACGAGGGCATTGAGGTGCCGAGCCTCAACAAAGAAGCCATGCCGGAGCTGATGCAGCAGGTGAAAAGTCCGGAGGCACGCCGTATGCTGACAATCCGGTCGGAGCTGTCTAAGACATCTGTCACCAAGTATGAGGCGATGGAGCGTGGTCTGTGCCATGATGGCCGAGTGCATAATCTGCTCCAGTTTTACGGAGCCAACCGCACCGGTCGCTGGGCGGGCCGCTTGGTACAGGTACAAAACCTGCCGCAGAACAAGCTCAAGGACCTCGAACTGGCGCGTGAGCTGGTACGGGACGGTGAGTTTGAACTGTTGGAAATGGCGTTTGGTTCGCCGCCGTTCGTCCTGTCGCAACTGATCCGCACGACCTTTATCCCGTCCGAGGGCTGCCGCTTTATCGTTGCCGATTACAGCGCCATTGAGGCGCGTGTAATTGCGTGGCTGGCGGGTGAGCCGTGGGTACTGGAAGAATTCAAGGGCGACGGCTTGATCTATGAGGCAACCGCCGCGATGATGTTTCACAAGGTCAAGAACGACATTAAGAAGGGCGGCCCGCACGCGGATCTTCGTCCGAAAGGCAAAGTCGCTACACTGGCCTGCGGCTATCAGGGCGGTGTCGGCGCGCTGAAACGCATGGGCGCTCTGGAAAGTGGTATCCCAGAGGAAGAACTTCCGGGCATCGTCAATCGCTGGCGGCGTGCCAATCCGCATATTGTTCGGTTCTGGTATGATGTCGAGAACGCCGCGATCCGTGCGGTACAGGGCGAGCGGGTGGCGCTCAGACACGGCCTCAAGTTCTTCTGTGAACGAGGGTACCTGTTCATTCAGCTGCCGTCCGGCCGTAGACTGGCATATTTTCAGCCGCGCTTAGAGCCGGAACCGAAGTTCAATAAAGAGGGAATCACCTACATGGGCGTCGATCAGGAGAAGAAAACATGGTCGCGCCAGAAGACTTACGGCGGAAAACTGGTAGAGAACATTGTGCAGGCAACGGCGCGTGACTGCCTGCGTGATACCATGCAGGCACTGTGGAAAGTTGGCTACGAGATTGTGTTTCATGTCCACGATGAGGTTATCATCGACGCACCTAAGGGGCAGGGCTCCTTGGAAGATGTTCTGGAGATTATGGGCCACAGTCCGCGCTGGGCGTTCGGCCTGCCGCTCAAAGCAGCCGGTTTTGAAGCGCCGTTTTACATGAAGGACTAAGGAGGGATTATGTGAAAGTGCAATATGATGGTCCTGTTACGTTGGCGGTCGGTTCGTCCCGTACCGCCGCGCACTGGAAGAACAAGACCATGCAGTGGAGTGCATTTCTGGACACAATCCAGACTACTACGCAGACCCGCGAAACGCTGGCCGAGTATCTGAAGCTGCCGAAAAGCAAGCAGGATGCTATCAAGGACGTTGGCGGTTTTGTAGGCGGCTGGCTCAAGCAGGGACGGCGTAAGGCGGAGAACCTGGAGCACCGTTCCATGCTCACGCTGGACGCTGACTTTGCCACGATGGATCTGTTGGAAAGCCTGTCTATGTTTTATGGCTGCGCTGCCGCTGTCTATTCGACCCATAAGCACTGCATGGACACACCGCGCCTGCGCCTGATCGTGCCGCTGACCCGGCAGCTGTCTGGTGACGAATATCAGGCGGTTGCCCGCATGCTGGCGAACGACCTGGGTATGGACCTGTTTGACGATACGACCTATCAGCCGACCCGCCTTATGTACTGGCCGAGCACTCCGGTCGATCAGCAGTATTACTTTGACTGTACAGATGGCCCGTGGCTGAATCCGGACACGCTGCTGGCGCGGTATCCGGACTGGCGAGATACGTCTTACTGGCCGGAGAGCAGTCGTGCAGCCAATGTTCGGCACACGGCGGCAAAGCATCAGGGTGACCCGACTGCAAAGCCGGGTGTCGTGGGTGCGTTCTGCCGTACTTATAATGTAGAGCAGGCGATCGAACGCTTTCTGCCGGATCGCTATACCGCCTGTGAAATGGAAGGGCGCTACACCTACGTTGGCGGCTCGACCTCGGCCGGACTGGTTATCTATGACGGCGGTCTGTTTGCCTATTCCAATCACGCGACCGATCCGGTCAGCGGCCGGCTGTGCAATGCTTTCGACCTGGTTCGTTTGCATCTGTACGGAGAACAGGACAGCGAGGCCGCCGAGGGTACGCCGGTGAATAAGCTGCCGTCCTATGCGGCTATGGTCGAGCTGGCACGCACGGACGAGGCCGTCAAGCTGACCAGTGCCCGCGAACGGCTTGACCAGGCACGCGGCGACTTCGATATTCCAGATGAGGGTCAAGCTGATGATACATGGATTGCGCAGTTGGAAGTGGACAAGCGCGGTGTTCCGATGCAGACCATTCAGAACGCCTATATTATCCTCTCGAACGATCCACTGCTGAAAGGCACCCTGGCCTATAACTGTTTCAAAGACCGTATCGTCGCCATTCAGAATCTGCCGTGGAAAGAGGTGCAGGACACCGTGAACGGCGATGCATGGACGGATGCCGACGACAGCGAACTCCGCCGGTACATGGAGCTGGCATATCGCATTACCGGTAAGGAGCGCATCATGGACGCAGTGAGCGGCGTTGCCCGCGCCAACACGATCCACCCCGTTCGCAGCTTTCTCAAGGGGCTGGAGTGGGACGGTGTAGAGCGACTGGACACGCTGCTGATTGATTATCTGGGCGCCGAAGATACGCCGTACATTCGCGCAGTTACTCGTAAGGCATTCACAGCTGCGGTAGCGCGTATCGTGAACCCAGGCTGTAAATTCGACTATGTGCTCACACTGGCCGGTCCGCAGGGACGAGGCAAGTCCACGCTCATCAATAAAATGTCGTGCGGGTGGTATACGGACAGCTTGGCAGGTATCGGCACCAAGGAAGCCTACGAGGGTATTCAGGGCTTCTGGCTTGTGGAGCTGGGAGAACTGGCAGCCATGAAGAAGACAGAGATTGAAGTCACAAAGAACTTTATCTCTAAGCAGGTGGACAGCTACCGCGCACCATACGGTCGCCGCGTAGAGGATCACAAGCGTCAGTGTGTCTTTTTCGGCACAACCAACAGTGCGGCGTTTCTCCGTGACGATACCGGCAACCGCCGTTTCTGGCCGGTACGTCTGGGCGATGAGCCGCCGGCGCGAACTGTTTGGAATGACCTGACGACTGATATTATCCATCAGCTGTGGGCGGAAGCGGTCATTCGCTACGAAGAGGGCGAGTTGCTGACTTTGACCGGCGAGCTGGAAGCCGCAGCCTGTGAGCAGCAGCGCGAGTTTACAGAGGACGACCCGCGTGCCGGTGAAGTCCAGCTGTATCTTGACCGCTTGCTGCCGGAGGACTGGGAGGACAGGGACAAGCTGGATCGCCGTGCTTGGCTTTCAGATGATTTCGGGACCGCCGAGGGCACGAAGCCTCGCATGACTGTATGCGTGGCCGAAGTCTGGAATGAATGTTTCAAGAGCGACATCGAGCGGTTGTCCAGGCAGGATAGTCAGGCGGTAGCAGCTATTTTACGACGTATCCCTGGCTGGGTCGAGGAAAAAGGACGGCAGCGCTGCGGTATCTACGGACTTCAAAAGCGTTTTCGTCGCGTAGATGTAGACCTGTGATGTATCACAACGACCGCTGAAGAACCGCATTTTGTATCAGAATGTAACACAATCACAAAATCTTATGTATCACTTGTATCAAGACTGTAACAAGTGATGTGATACACAAAAAAGGTAGACAGCGTCTATGCTTTTCGGTATCTGTATCACTTGTATCATATAAATTCTCTGGAAGTATAAAAGTAGTATATAGAGAGTATGAGCGCCCGCATAGCACGCCCGCGTAGGCGTATAAGGGCAACAAGTGATACAGTGATACATGAGATACACAGGAGGCTATATGGAAAAAGACATCGAAAGCTATCTGCGTAAGCGGGTAACGGCAGCAGGCGGCCTCGCGTTGAAATTGGTTTGCCCCGGATTTACCGGAGTCCCGGATCGGCTTATCCTTTTCTCCGGCGGCCGTGTCTGCTTCGCGGAGTTAAAGGACACCGGGCAGAAACCGCGCAAACGGCAGCTGCGTGTACATGGTATGCTGCGGGATCTTGGCTTTACAGTTTATGTTCCCGACAGCAAGGCCGCCGTTGACAAGATGATGGAGGAGGTGGTGCCGAATGAAGTTCATACCCCATGAGTACCAGAAGTTCTGCGAGGACTTCCTGATGGACAAGCCCGCAGCAGGTCTTTTACTGGATATGGGCTTAGGCCCAGCAAGACGGTTATCACGCTGACCGCTGCTGCAGGCTGGTTGTACGACCGGTTTGAAGTCAACAAGGTTCTGGTGGTGGCGCCGCTTCGTGTGGCGGAGGACACATGGACCAAGGAAAGCGCAAAGTGGGATCACTTGCAGGGGCTTCGCGTGGTTCGCGTTCTGGGTAGTCAGGCGCAGCGGATCTGTGCCTTGGAAACCGATGCCGATATTTATTGCATCAACCGAGAGAATATCCCGTGGCTGGTAAAGTATTACGGCACAGACTGGCCGTTTGACGGCGTGGTTCTGGACGAGCTTTCCAGTTTCAAGAGCCCAAGTTCCAAGCGGTTCAAGGCGATGCGTAAGGTGCGGCCGCTTATCAAGCATATTGTCGGCCTGACCGGCACACCCAGTCCGAACGGCTTGATTGACCTGTGGGCGCAGATCTATCTGCTGGATCAGGGCAAGCGCTTGGGCCGAACGCTGACAGAATACCGCAACCGTTATTTCAATCCCGGTCGCCGCAATGGGTATGTTGTTTATGACTGGGTACCGAAGGTCGGAGCAGAGGACGAGATATACCGCCGTATTTCCGATATTTGCATCAGTATGAAAGCCTGTGATTATCTGAAACTGCCCGAGCGGGTTGACGTAGTTCGCACTGTCAAGTTGGATAATGAAGCACAGACAGTCTATACCGAAATGGAAAAAGAGGCCGTGCTGGAACTTGGACCAAACGAGATAGTCGATGCCGGTACCGCCGCTGTGGTTTCGGGCAAACTGCTGCAAATTGCAAACGGCGCGGTGTATGACGAAGATGGGAAAACTCATATCATTCACGAGTCCAAATTGGACACCTTGGAAGATGTGATAGAAGCTGTCAACGGTCGGCCGGTGCTGGTGTTCTATGCGTATCAACACGATTTGGAGCGAATCGTGCAGCGGTTTCCGCAGGCACGCAAGCTGGAGGGCTCAGCGGAGATTGATGCGTGGAACCGTGGAGAAATACCGATTCTGCTGGCGCATCCTGCCGGAGCTGGTCATGGACTTAACCTGCAAGCGGGAGGAAACCATATCGTGTGGTTCGGTCTGACCTGGTCGCTGGAGCTGTATCAGCAGGCGAATGCCCGCATTTATCGGCAGGGTGTAAAGGGTGAACGGGTTACTATTACGCATTTGGTAGCCGAGGGCACTATCGACGAAGATGTTATGCGAGTGTTGGACGGCAAAGCGACCCGGCAAGATGCTTTGCTGGAAGCCGTTAAGGCTCGTGTAGAGAAATACCAATTGAACGGAAAGGAGATCACATGACGACGAAAGAATGGCTGAACCGCGGGTGGGCACTCGACCGCGAGATCACGGCCCTTGAGGGTGCCAAGCGCCGGGCGTATGACCGCTGCGTGTCCGGTGTGGCATCGGTGAGCGGTGCACCGGGAGGCGGCGGAGCGTCAGACGGCGGCCTGAGCCGCTACGCCGATTTTGCGGCCCAGTTGGACACGCAGATCGACAAACTGGTTGCCATCAAGCAGGAGATTGCGGACGTTATCGCGCAGGTGCCGGACACGACCCTGCGGACACTTCTCACAAAGCGGTACTTAAACTTTGAGAAGTGGGAGAAAATCGCGGTTGACCTAAATTATTCGTGGCGGCAGGTTATGCGCCTGCACGGTCAGGCGTTGCGCGCTGCGGAGCCGCTTATCGCAAACATGGCATAGGATGTCATGGTATGTCATATTGTTCCGTGCTATACTGGTATCATGAAGTTCAGCGGAGATGAAACCAAGGCTCCGCGTTTCTCCTGCTTCATAGCATTGGAAACACCTCCGGAAGAGCACTCTTGGAAACAAGGGTGCTTTTTCGTGCCCGGAATTCAGAAAGGACGGTGAGCGCGTGGCAGGACTGACAAACAAACAGGAGGCCTTCGTGCTGGCACTCATCGAGGGAAAGAGCCAGCGTGAGGCATACCGCAGCGCCTACAAGGCCGGACGCATGAAAGACGAAACGGTCGATCAGTGTGCGTGCCGGCTGCTGAAGAACCCCAAGGTTTCCGCAAGGTATGAGGAATTGCAGGCAGCCGTGCGAGGAGAGGCGGAACAGCGCAGCGTTGCGACGGCGGCGGACGTGCTGGAGGAGCTGTCGAACGTCGGCATGGGGCGAGTCAAGTACCCGGCCTACGATATGTTCGGCAATGAGCATCAGCAGTTCCCGAGCGTTACGCAGCGTACCAAGGCGCTGGAGCTTCTCGGCAAGAAATACGGTCTGTTTACCGATAAGGTGAACATGAGCGGCGTGATTCCTGTCGTAATCACCGGCGGTGATGAGCTTGAAGACTGACAAGCGGATCCTGCGCCTGCCGGAGATCGTCGGGCGCGGCTACGGCACGTTCTGGAACTTCAAGGGCCGCTATCGCGTGTGCAAGGGCAGCCGTGCCAGCAAGAAGAGCAAGACGACCGCGCTCAACCAGATCAATCGTATCATGGAGTACCCGGAAGCCAATCTGCTGGTCGTCCGCAAAACGTACCGCACGCTGAAGGACTCCTGCTTTGCTGAGCTCAAGTGGGCGATTCACCGGCTGGGCGTTGATGCATGGTGGGCGGTCAAGGAAAGCCCGCTTGAAATGACATATCTGCCGACCGGCCAGAAGATCTACTTCCGCGGTCTGGACGATCCGCTCAAGGTGACATCCATCACGGTTGATGTCGGTCAGCTGTGTTTTCTCTGGCTCGAGGAGGCCTACGAGGTCACACGCGAGGAGGACTTCGATATGCTGGACGAATCCATTCGAGGCGAGAGCGCACCGGGTTTGTTCAAGCAGATCACGATCACGTTCAACCCGTGGAACGAGCATCACTGGCTGAAAAAGCGCTTTTTCGATGCGCCGCCGGATCCGGACATTCTCGCCATGACGACCAATTACACCTGCAACGAGTGGCTGGACGACGCAGACAAGCGCCTGTTCGAGCGTATGAGGCAGAACAATCCTCGGCGCTACCGTGTTGCCGGTCTGGGTGACTGGGGCATTGTGGACGGCCTGATTTTCGAGAACTGGGAAGAACGAGAGTTCGACATTGACGAGCTGCGCCGCAGGCCGGAACTTCACACCGTGTTCGGTCTGGACTTTGGCTACACGAACGACCCGACCGCACTGTTCTGCGGCATGATCGACCGCGTGAGCCGCACGCTGTACGTCTTTGACGAGATGTACGAAAAGGGAATGTCCAACGAACGTATTGCGGAGCATGTGGCTGCTATGGGCTACACCAAGGAGCGCATCACGGCCGACAGCGCCGAACCGAAGTCCATCGACCGCCTGCGGGAGCTTGGCCTGTACCGCATCCGTGCGGCACGCAAGGGCAAAGACAGTATCGCCAACGGCATTGACTTCCTGCAGGACTACCGCATCGTCGTGCATCCGCGCTGCGTGCACTTCATCACCGAGATTTCAAACTACACCTGGGACACCGACCGCTTCGGCAACAAGATCGGCCGACCCATTGACGACTTCAACCATCTTATGGACGCCATGCGCTACGCCTGCGAGGGCGATATGCGCGGCGCAACATTCAGTTTCGACTAAAGGAGGGACGAGCCATGTTCCAATTCGATCAGACATACGAGGACTATTTGCTGTCCCTCGGCAGAGAAAACACCGATCAGCGCATGACGGACGCGCAGTTCATCGTGCAGGAGATCTACCGGTTCTGGCGCTCTAAACGCTGCCGCAACATGATGGACGGCGACCTGTACTATCGCGGCAGGCACGCCATTCTGCACAAGCAGCGTACGGCTATCGGTGAGAACGGCGAGCTGATTACGCTGGATAATTTGCCGAACAGCCGCATTGTGGACAACCAGTTCCGCAAGCTAGTCGATCAGAAAGCCAACTATCTGGTCGGACAGCCGTTCGTCATTCGGTCGGAAGATCAGTCGTTTGTGGACGCCCTGCGGCCGTACCTGCTGACAAAGAAGTTCGCGCGGCTCATCAAGGTGGTCACCCGCGATGCGCTGTGCTGCGGCATCGGATGGCTGTTCCCGTATTACGACGAGAACGGCGCTCTGGCGTTTCGGCGGCTGCGCCCTTATGAAGTTATCCCTCTGTGGGCGGACGAGGAACACACACGACTTGACGCCGCCATCCGCGTATATGACATGACCGAGTACGTCGGCCTGACCGAGAAGATCGTGCACCGCGTGGAGGTGTACGATGACACCGGCATTCACTACTTCACGCTGTCCGGCGGCAGCCTGACACCGGTCGAGCCTTTCTCCGCGCCGTACATCATGGCCGGAGAGCAGGCGTACAACTGGGAGCGCATCCCGCTGATCGCTTTCAAGTACAACGCAGACGAAACGCCGCTGCTGACGCGCTGCCGCTCCATGCAGGACGGTCTTAACGCCATCGAGAGCCAGTGGCAGGACCAGATGCAGGAGGATCCGCGCAACACCATCATGGTGCTGGTCAACTACGATGGCGAGAACCTCGGTGAGTTCCGCAGGAACCTTGCAACCTACGGTGCGGTTAAGGTTCGTTCGGACAGCTCGGGCGGCGGTGACGTGCGTACCCTGCAAATCGAGGTTAACGCCGAGAATTATCAGACACTGGTCGCACAGTTCAAGAAAGCGATTATCGAGAACTGTATGGGCTACGATGCTAAGGACGACCGGCTCGGCGGCAATGCCAACGAGATGAACATCAAGTCCATGTACTCAGACATCGAGCTGGACACGAACGGCATGGAAACCGAATACCAGGCGGCGTTTGAGGAACTGATCTGGTTCATCACCTGCCATATTTCAAACACCGGCGGCGGAGATTTTGAAAATGAGCCTTACGAGTTGATTTTCAATCGCGACATTTTGATTTCCGAATCCTCTGCTATCGCGGACTGCCGGAACAGCATGGGCGTTATCAGCAATGAAACCATCGTGGCAAATCATCCGTGGGTCGATGATGTACAGGGTGAACTGGACCGCCTGGCGGCCGAGAAGGAAGCAAATCTTGACCTGTACGGCGGTTTTGGACAAAACAGTCCGCCACCGGATGATGAACCGCCGGACGATAACAACGATTAAGGGAGGTGCGGCGCGTGCGCAATCAGGAATACTGGCAGAAACGCTTTTCGGCTGTTGAAGAAATGCGAAACAAGCGCGGCAGATTGACGGTTGACCAGATCGCGCCGCACTTCGACCGGGCACAGGCTACCATCGACAAGGAGATCCGCGTCTGGTATCAGCGCTTTGCGGACAACAACGGTATTTCGCTTGCGGAGGCCAAGAAGCTGCTGCGGCAGAACGAGCTTGACGAGCTGAAATGGGACATTGAGGAATATATCAAGCGCGGGCAGGAAAACGCCGTGTCGCAGAAGTGGCTGAAAGAGCTGGAGAACGCCTCGGCAAAGTTTCATATTTCACGGCTGGAAGCGCTCAAGCTGCGGACGCAGAACGCTGCGGAAAACGCCTTTGCCGCCGAGCAGAACAAGCTGACCGACCGGCTCGTGGGCACCTGGAAAGAGGATTACTACCGCACCGCCTTTGAGGTGCAGAAAGGCTTCTCTCTCGGTTTTGACGTTGCGCGGGTGGACGAAAACCGCGTAAAGAAACTGCTGGATACACCGTGGACGGCGGACGGGCAGACGTTCTCCGACCGCATCTGGAAGTCCAAGGCGCAGCTGCTCGACAGCGTGAGTTCCGAGCTGACACAGATGTGCATCCTCGGCAAAGCGCCCGATGATGCCATTGCCACTATTGCAAAGCGCATGAACGTCGCCAAAAGTCAGGCGGGACGCTTGGTAATGACCGAGAACGCTTATTTTGGTTCTGCTGCACAGAAGCAGTGCTATAAAGACCTCGATGTAGAACAGTATCAGATCGTAGCTACTCTGGACAGCCGCACGTCCGACATCTGCCGCCACCTCGACGGCAAGGTGTTCGATATGAAGGACTACGAGCCGGGTGTTACCGCACCGCCGTTCCATATTTACTGCCGCAGTTGTACTGTACCGTACTTCGCGGATAACGACGAGAACGGTATGCGTGCCGCGAGGGACGAGAACGGCAAAACGTACTATGTACCTGCGGATATGACATATGAAGAATGGGCACAGCGGTCGGTAAAGGGCGAGCGCGGCATTACGAATAAGCGCGCACCGAAAGAGAACGACTACCGCGTAAATTTCGATATAGTCAATGCGCCGGGGTACATGAAGAAATTTCGCGGCATGACCGGCAATACCGCTGCTGATGAAAGCCTGTGCAAGTACGCGCGGGCAGCTCTGACGCACCGCGACGGCACAAACTGCGAGGATGTGTATATTATTTCTCGCAAAACCGGCGAGGTACTCGGAAAGAATGTCGCCGACGATATGCCGTTTGGTGTCAGACCGAATGACGATATTCGGAACGCTGTCAGAAACCATCAAGGCGATCTGGTCGGTATACATACCCATCCGGACGGCTCACCGCCTACAGGAAGCGACTTTGAAACCTCCGCTCGTCGAGGGTACGAATTGGGCGTTGCGGCCTGCGCTGATGGCAGCGTTTATGTGTACAAGCACTCGAAACGTCCTGTTTCCCAGCTGCTTATCGACGATACGATTGAAAAATACAAAAATCGTCTTGACAGCGATGGAAAACGGGTATATCATTCAGATATAGAAGCGCATCTTGCAGCTTTAGATCAACTTGCAAAGGAGTACGGGATCTATTATGAAAAGAAGTAAAAATAAGCACCCGGATAACTCCGAGCGCTATGCACCCGGTCACCTCTACTATGACGGTCCGGTCGTAGACTCTGGCCGCACGATGGAAGAGATCGATGCAGACATCGAACGCGAAAAAGAACGCATGGCACATATGGAATGGCCGCCTAAGTACAACGGAGAATAACCACCAAAGAGCAATCTGCGGTGGTTTTCTTTTACCCAAAACTGCATACCAAACGCTTTACCAAACGGTGAGGCGTTTTTCTTTTGCCGGCATAGCTCAGAGGCAGAGCAGGGCGCTTTTAACGCTCAGGTCGGGATTTCAAAATTCCCTGCCGGCACCACTTCGGCGCTTTGGCATTTCCGCCGCAAACCGAAAGACCGCAAACACCGGACTGAACCGGGCAACAAATGTGAAAGGAAGAAAAGACCATGAAAAAAGAAGAACTGATGAAACTGGACGGTATGACTGACGCACTGGCGGCTGCTGTGCTGAATCTCGCCAAGGGTGATACCGAGGGCATGATTCCCAAGGCACGCCTCGATGAAGTGATTGCAGAGCGCGACAACGCCCGCAAGGAACACGCGGACGTACTGAAAGAGCTGGGTGCACTCCAGAAGGAAACCGGCGATGCTGCCGACCTGCGCGACAAGATCAAGTCGCTCGAGGACGCAGCCAAGGAGAGCCAGAAAAAGCACGATACCGAAATCCACACCCTCAAGGTGGACAACGCAGTAAACTCTGCGCTGCTGGGTTCGGGTGCGCGGAACGTCAAGGCGGCCAAGGCCCTGCTGAACCTCGATAAGGCCGAGCTGGCCGAGGACGGCACTGTTAAGGGTCTGGCAGACCAGATCAAGGCACTCCAGACCGCCGAGGACAGCAAGTTCCTGTTCGGTTCTTCTACGCCCAAACTCAAGGGTGCCAAGGCGGGCGAGAGCGGCGACGATGACGGCAGCCATCAGGTAGACATCTCCAAGATGACCTACACGGAGCTGGCCGCTTACATGGCGGAGCACCCCGACGAAAAAATCAACTGATGAAAGGAAAGTGAAATCGAAATGGCTGAAACCAAGTTTGACAGCAAATCTTTCAACCCGCAGGCGTTCGGCGCGTATGTAAACCGAATTCCGAACACTACCAAGACCGAGCTGGCGAAGTCCGGCGCAGTCGGCGCGAACGAGCAGGCACGCGGTGCCCTCTCGAGCCAGACCGGCGCACTGTACGCACGAGTGCCGTACTTCGGCCGCATCTCCGGCAAGACCAGCCAGAACAACGACGGTGCGACCAACATCAACAGCACCGCAACCACTACCTACGAGCAGGGCTTTGTCGTTGCCCGCCGTATGGACGCATGGACCGAGCGCAACTTCTCGACCAACATTACCGCAGGCGTGAAATTCATGGACAACGTAGCCGCGCAGATCGCGGACTACAAGATGGAGGTCAAGCAGGCTATGCTGCTGGCGATTCTGTCCGGTGTGTTCTCCATGAGCACCTCTGCCGGCACCGCTATCCAGAAGAGCGCTGCAAAGGAGTTCCTTGCGGGCCATGTGTACGACATTACCGGCAAGACCGGCGATGAGGCTATGGTCGGCGCAGCCACTCTGAATGCAGCGATGCAGCAGGCTTGCGGCGATAACAAGTCCATCTTTAAGCTGGTCATCATGCACAGCGCAGTGGCAACGAACCTTGAGAACCTGCGCCTGCTCAAGTACATGACCTACACCGACGAGGACGGCATTCAGCGCGATCTGTCGCTCGGCACCTGGAACGGCCGTCTGGTCCTCGTAGACGACGGTATGCCGACTGAGGAGGTTGCGGCGGATTCCGGCAAGGGCACCGCTGCGTACACCAAGTATACTACCTACGTTCTCGGTGAAGGCTCCATCATTCTGGACGACATCGGTGACTCCGTACCGTATGAGATGAGCCGTGATCCCAAGACCAACGGCGGTCAGGATACGCTGTATGTCCGTGACGGCTTTATCTGTGGCGTTGCTGGTCTGTCCTTCGAGAAGCCTGCGACGATTACCGCATCTGCTACCAACACTGACCTGTCCACCGGTGCAAACTGGTCTGTCATCAACGACGGCACCAACGCAATCCCGCACAAGTCTATCGCGCTGGCAAAGATCGTTTCCAAGGGTTAAAGCCATGGACGGTATTCTGGACCGCGTATTGCAGCGGCTTGCGTCGTTCGGCTGCACCGCACCCGACGAATGGGCGGTGCAGTTCTGCATCGACAAGGTGGAGAACCACATTAAGAACCAGATAAACCGCACCGACATTCCGGCAGAGCTTACTGAAGTATGGGTAGACCGTACCTGTGGCGGGTATCTCAGTGCGGCGTATGCGTCCGGTAAGCTGGATCTGGAAAGTCTTGACCTGACGAACGCTGTCCAGTCGGTGAGCGAGGGTGACACGAGCGTCACCTTTGCCGCCGATGCCTCGGACAGTGCGCGTCTGTCCACGCTGATCGGCAGTCTGCTGACCGCCGGGGAGGAGGACTTGCTATGCTTCCGAAAGCTGCGGTGGTAAGCGTTCGCAAAACGCTGGAACGCGGCTACACCGGCACATTTACCGTCACCGAGCGCAGGAAAATCGTGCGTGATGACCACAGCACCGGCTTTGCCGAGGTGCAAATCGTAACAGACCGGCCCTGCCGACTGTCGTTCACGACCTCGCCCGCGGCAGGGGACGGCGACACGGCAGCGCTCACGCAGAGCGTCAAGCTGTTCTGCGCGCCTGAGGTAAATATTCCTGAGGGCTCGCGCCTTACGGTTACGCAGAACGGCGTGACCGGCGACTACGCCCGTTCCGGCATGGCGGCTCTGTACGATACCCATGCCGAGTATGTACTCGAAGCATTTCGGGGGTGGGCGTAATGGCACGATCAAGCGTGAGCATGAATTACGATGGTCTGAAGAAGCTGAGAGATCAGCTTGCGAAGATTGACCAGACAGACGAGTTCTTCAACGCCTGTGCAAAAGAGCTTGCCGCACGATTGCTTGCAAAAGTTATCAAACGTACCCCTGTTGGCGATTATCGTACTAAGGAAGTGCGCGTTGCCAAACGTGATGGTAAGAAGCACAAGAAAGGTGAGAAATACACCGTCTGGGTCAAGCCTGCATCGGGCAAGACCGGCGGCACACTGCGCCGTGGCTGGACAGCCGGGCAGAACGCGAACGCCAAGGCCTACGCAGAAAGCCTGTCTGTGCAGCGTGTCGGCAGCGACTTCGTTATCGACATCATCAATCCAGTTGAGTACGCATCCTATGTGGAGTACGGGCACCGCACGGCAAACCACAAGAATTGGGTGGAAGGTAAGTTCATGCTGACACTCAGTGCAAAAGAGGTGCAGGACATGGCGCCGCGTATTCTCGAACGCAAGCTGGCAGACTATCTGCGGAGGTGTTTCAGTTGACCATTGGAGCGATCACAAGCGCGGTTTCGACCGCTGTTTACAACGCTTTCGGTGATGAGTACGAGATTTACACAGACCGCGTAACGCAGGGTCTGCATGAACCGTGCTTTCTCATTTCGTGTCTGTCCGGTACACGCGGCGTGGACCTCGGCAGAAGATACGCACGAGCTGCTCAGTTTTCTGTGCAGTATTTCCCGAAAGTCGAGGGCGACAGCGCGGAAATCAACAGCGCCTTTGAGAAGCTGCTGGAAGCATTGGAAGCCATCGAGGCGGACGGCTGCCTGCTGCACGGCAGGGACATTACCGGCACGCCGCATGACGGTATGCTGACCGTCACCGCAATCTACGACGGCTTCGTGCTGCGGGAGGAAGCCCTTCCGGATATGGATTCCCTGACCACGCAGACGAACGCAAAGGAGTAACTATGACCAGAAAAACCAAGAACGAACCGCGGTTCTCTCGGAATGCGCTGCTGTATTCCGAGCTGTTCCGGCACGAACGTGACCTCATCTGTGCGCTGATTGCACCTGATGAGTATTGCACCGTGCAGGAAGTGCAGGACCGCATCAACAAATACAAGAAAGGAAAGGTGACCTGATATGGCACTTGGCGGCGGTATTTTTACCACGCAGAACAAGGTGCTGCCCGGCAGCTACATCAATTTCGTGTCGGCGAGCAAGGCAAGCGCCAACCTCAGTGACCGCGGCATTGCAACTATGCCGCTCGAACTGGACTGGGGTACTGACAATGCTGTATTTGAAGTAACCCCTGCGGACTTTCAGAAGAACAGCCTTGCCATTTTCGGTTATCCGTTCACACACGACAAGCTCAAGGGCCTGCGTGAAGTGATGGATAAGGTGCGCACGCTGTACGCCTACAAGCTGACCAGCGCAGGCGCAAAGGCTGCGAACACCTACGCTACGGCGAAGTGCTGCGGTGTACGCGGCAACGACCTCAAGGTCGTGATCGGCGCGAACGTAGACGCACCGGAGAAGTTTGACGTCAGCCTGTATCTCGGTACGACCCTTGTTGACACACAGACCGGCGTTGCAAAGGCGGCAGACCTCAAGGACAACGACTACGTTATCTGGAAGGATTCTGCATCGCTTGCCGAAACGGCAGGCACGGCGCTGACCGGCGGCACGAACGGTACTGTTGACGGCACGGCTCACCAGAAATATATGGACAAGATTGAGCCGTACACCTATAACACGATGGGTGTTGTCACGACCGACGAAACCACCAAGTCCCTGTATGCGGCGTTTGTAAAGCGTATGCGTGAGGACGTCGGTGCGAAGTTCCAGTGCGTGCTGTACGGCAAGGCAGCCGATTATGAGGGCGTTATCAACGTCAAGAATCGCGTAACCGACGAGGGTGCAAATGAAGCCTCTCTCGTGTACTGGGTGACCGGTGCCGAGGCGGCCTGCGCGATCAACAAGAGCCTGCTGAACGTCAAGTACGACGGCGCTTACACTGTGGACACCGACTACAAGCAGAGTGAGCTGGAAACCTTCATTAAATCCGGCGTATTTGCGATGCACAATGTCAGCGGCGAAACCCGCGTGCTTTCAGACATCAACAGCTTTGTGTCCGACACCGAGGGCAAGAGCAAGGAAATCTTTGGCGACAATCAGTGCGTCCGCGTCATGGACCAGATCGCAAACGACATTGCGGTGATGTTCAACACGCGCTATCTGGGTAAGGTGCCGAATGATGCAAGCGGTCGCGTATCTCTGTGGAACGACATCGTAAAGCATCACCAGCAGCTCGAGGACCTGCGGGCCATCGAGAATTTCTCGGCGGACGATGTGCAGGTCGAGCAGGGCGACGCCAAGAACAGCGTTGCGGTGCAGGATGCCGTTACCATCGTATGCGCGATGGCCAAGCTGTACATGACTGTCACCGTATCGTAAAGGAGGGAACAAGGTATGGCTTATATGCCTGCAAATGATGCGCCGTCCGCCAAGCTGGCGACGGCCTACGTCACCATTGACGGCAACCGTTACGCCTGCCTGATGGCAAAGAGCTTTGAGGGCAAGATGAACGTGGAGACCAAGGAAGTACCGGCTCTGGGACGCACTGTAAAGGGCGTGAAGGCAGTTGGCGCGAGCATTAAGTTCTCCATGGTTGTCTACAAGGTGACGGAGATCTTCGACGAGCTGATGGAGCGCTACAAGAACACCGGTCTGCTGCCGACGTTCGACATCCAGACCACAAACGAAGACCCGGCAACGTCCATCGGTCGCTCGACCAAGATCTACACCGACTGCGTGATCGACGGCGATGTGCTGCTGAGTATGTTTGATGCTGACGGCGATTTTGTTGAACAGACCATCGAGGGCTACGCACAGGATTTCAGCCGTCCGGAGAAGTACACCAACCCGTCTTATATGTAAACCTGATATGCCCCTGTCTAACCGGATAGGGGTATTTTTATGAAGAAAGGAACCGATATGTCGAATTTCAGCGCTTTTATGAAAAGCAACAAGAAGCAGCGCCCGAACGAGCTTTACGCCGCTACGAAGTCCCTGACCGACGGAAACGGTGTACCGCTGCTGTGGGAGCTGCGCCCGGTCACCACCCGTGAGAATGAGGCGATCCGCGAGCAGTGCACCACCGAGGTGCAGGTGCCGGGCAAGCCGGGTATGTACCGTCAGCGCGTCGATACCTCGGAGTACCAGGCAAAGCTGATGGCGGCGGCTGTCGTTACGCCTAATCTGAACGACGCAGAACTGCAGGACAGCTATGGTGTGATGAGCGCCGAGGAGCTGCTCAAGGAAATGCTGGACGATGCGGGCGAGTATACCGAGCTTGCTGTCAAGGTGCAGCAGATTTCCGGCTTTACCACTCTCGCAGAGGACGTTGAAGCGGTAAAAAACTGATCGAGGCAGAGGATACGGAAACGTGCTATGCGTTGTATGCTCTGCATCAGTTACACATATTGCCGTCTGATTTTCTTGCGCTGGACCAGAAAGACAAGGCGTTCATCATCGCTGCGGCACTGGAAAAGGTAAAGCAGGAAAAGGCAGAGATGGCAAAGATCAAGAATAAGAGGTGATTTCGTGGCGGGTATTACAACAGCTGTAAAGCTGAATGACCAGATGACCGCACCGCTGCGGAACATTACAAACGCGGTCAATATGATGCTCTCCAGCTGGGAGAGCCTGGATAATGCCACAGCCCGCGGTCTGGACATGGGCGACGTCGGCGCTATCCGCACGCAGCTGAATGATGCAACGACTGCGCTGGATCAGCTCGGAAACGAGCAGCAGGAGTTTAATAGCAAAGTCGAACATGGTTCTGATGCGCTGAGTGGTATGGCGGGCAAGATTGCCGGTATGGTTGCGGGCTACCTTAGTTTGCAAGGCGCGATGAACACCGTTAAGAACGGCATTGATTACGCCTCCGACCTTGCTGAAGTGCAGAACGTCGTGGATGTGTCGTTCGGTAAGTCGGCTGCTTCCATCAATGACTGGGCGCAGAAAGCACTTGAAGCCTACGGTCTGAACGAGGTTACAGCAAAACGCTATAACGGCACACTCGGTGCGATGCTGAAATCTACCGGCGTGACGGGTGACAGTGTTGTGGATATGTCGGAAAAGCTGACGGGTTTAGCCGGCGATATGGCATCGTTCTACAACCTCGACACCAATACGGCGTTTGAGAAAATCCGTTCCGGCATCTCGGGCGAGACTGAACCGCTCAAACAGCTCGGCATCAATATGTCGGTCGCCAATCTGGAGGCCTACGCGCTGTCGCAGGGTATTACGACCGCGTACGATAAAATGTCGCAGGCGGAGCAGACCATGCTGCGCTATAACTATCTGATGAGTGTTACCTCGGACGCCCAGGGCGACTTCGCCCGAACGTCCGACAGCTGGGCAAACCAGACGCGACTGCTCAGTGAGAACTGGACGGAGTTTGTCGGCAAAATGGCGGCGAACCTGCTGCCGACGCTGACAGCGGGCGTTTCCACGCTGAATGACGTGATTCTGTGGATGTCTGAGAATACGGCGTTCATTACGCCAATCCTCGGCGCGATTACTACGGCTGTTGGTTTGTATACCGCGGCTGTGCTGACCAATGCGGCGGCGAAGGGTATCTCTGCTGTCGCGTCTCAGCTGCATGCGGCAGCAGAAGCACGAGCGGCGGCGCTGACATTCCGAGCAACAGTTGCGCAGTATGGCCTGAACACGGCGCTGCTGGCCTGTCCTATTACATGGATCGTTAGCGGCATTATCCTTGTTATCACGGCGATCTATTTAGTTGTCGCCGCCATTAACAAGGTCAAGGGTACGAGTATCAGTGCAACCGGTGTCGTTCTGGGTGTACTTGCCACGGCGGGCGCGATTGTGCTGAATACGATCATCGGCGTTATCAACGCAGCCATTCAGGCGGTTTGGACGCTTTTTGTCGAACCGTTTATCGGTGTGATCGAGTGGGTGCTCAATGCGGTGAATGGCGGCTTCGACAGCCTTGATGACGCGGTTAAAAATCTATTGGGGCAAATGATCTCGCGGCTGCTTTCGTTCGGTAAGATCGCGACGAAAATCATTGACGCGGTTTTCGGAACGAATTGGACAGACAAGTTGAATGAACTTCAGAACACAGCGCTTTCTTGGGGCAAAAACGAAAACGCGATTACAATATCGCGCAACGCACCGACCATCGAAAAGCGTTTCGCGTACAAGGACGCATGGAATTTCGGATACAATCTCGGTCAGAGCATTGATGAGAAATTCAGCGCCGCGAACGCCTCTGCAACGCCCGAGTTTGACGCGCTGAACAACAATGTCGCAGCGATCGCTGCCAACACGGCGGACACCGCGGACGCATTGCAGCTGTCGAATGAGGACCTAAAAATGCTTCGCAACATCGCGGAACGTCAGGAAATTAACAAGTACACCACCGCCGAGATCAAGGTGGAAATGGTCAACCACAACAATATCTCGAACGAGATGGATCTGGACGGCGTAGTCAATCTGCTGGAAGCCAAGGTCACCGAGGCATTGGTCACCAGCGCGGAAGGAGTGCACATCTGATGTATGAATTTTATATGGACGGTGTGCGCCTTCCGGTCACGCCGAGTGCGCTGACCATCAAGATCAGCAACCAGAACAAGACCATCAACCTCATCAACGAGGGTCAGCGCAACATCATCAAGACACCCGGATTGAGCAAGTACAGCTTCAACGCGCTCCTGCCGAACAGGGAATACCCGTTTGCCTGTTACCCGAACGGCTACCAGCCGGCACAGTATTATATGTCACTGCTGGAAAAGCTCAAGCGTGAGTGCAAGCCGTTTGAGTTTTTGGTCATCCGCACGGACGACGCAGGCAATCTGCTGATGACGAACGACCCGGACAAGCCGCTCATGGTATCGTTGGAAAGCTACGAACTGAGCGAGGATGCCGGTAGCTACGGCGTTGACGTGATGGCGAAAATCGAACTGCTGACTTATGTGGATGTCAAGACCAAGCTGATCGAGTTCAAAAAGAGCGAGAGCAGCAGCTCCGCCACCAAGAAGGCGACCGTCACGCAGAAGCGCGACACTACGACCGCACCTAAGAACAAAACGTACACTGTTAAACAGGGTGATACCCTATGGGATATTGCCCGTGTACACTTAGGTAACGGCTCTAAGTGGCAGTCTATTTATAATCTGAACAAGGCTGCCATTGAAGCTGCAGCAAAGAAGTACGGCAGATCGAGCAGCAGTAACGGCTGGTGGATCTACCCCGGAACCGTGCTCAAGCTGCCGGGTTAAGGAGGGGAGAACATGGGTAAATATGTTTGGCCGTGTCCGTCCTACTCGCGCATTTCGAGCGGCTACGGCAACCGCGTACACCCAATTTACGGCACTGTCAAGTTTCATGACGGTGTAGACCTTGCTTCTGCTTCGGGTACTCCTATTCTTGCGTTTGCTCCTGGTACTGTAACGGTATCCGGTTTGAACGGAGGTTATGGTAACTACATCAGTATTAACCATGGCGGCGGTCTGATGAGTTTCTACGGACATTGTTCGAAACTGTATGTTTCAAAGGGCGCGAAAGTTTCCGCAGGTCAGAAGATTGCCGCCGTTGGTACAACTGGCAACTCGACCGGCTGTCACCTGCATTTTGGTATGCACTTGAACGGTTCGTCGGTCAATCCGCTGAACTATGTATCGTCGAAGGACACAGTATCTAACTATACCGGCTCTAAATCGTCTGGTACTGCTACAAATACGGTTAAGGCACTCTTTACCGCCTATTATCCTGCGAATAACGCTATGGAGGGCGGTTTTCTTGATGCACTCGGCAACAGGTTAGACCCAAGCAAGCACACTTGCGCTGCACCGCCAAGCGTACCGTTTGGTACTAAGGTTACAGTGCAGGGTACAGGTACAGCGCTTGATGGAGTGACGTACACGGTTAATGACCGTGGCGGTATGATTCAGATTGAAAATGGCGTGTACCATTTCGATTTGCTCATGTCCTCGAACGCCGAATGTAACAACTGGGGCAGGCGAAAAGGTACCGCCATCATCGGCGGTTCTGGTTCTTCAAGTTCGTCCGGTTCATCCGGTTCGAGTACCGAGAAGAAAAAGAAGGACATCACGACCGTTGTTGTTAAGTCTGTTACCGGCGCGGCGGGCACGCGCAAGGAGATCCTGCGGGATGTTCCGTCCTGCCAGATGCCGGGCGCGGAGCTGATCATCCAGAACAAAAACGGTCAGCTTCAGCAGCCGATGATCGAGGGCGACATCGTGTGGGAAACCACCCGCAGCGGCGCGGCATCCTCGCTGACGTTTACGGTGGTCAAGGATGATACGCTCAACTTCCACGAGGGCAATCCGGTGTCGTTCCGGTTCAATGGCGCGAATGTGTTCTACGGCTACGTCTTTAAGAAGTCGCGCTCAGACAATCGGCTGATTAAGGTCACGGCCTATGACCAGCTGCGCTACTTCAAAAACAAGGACACCATCAGCTACACGAACAAGACCTATGCCGATGTGCTGAAAATGCTGGCTGCGGACTACGGACTCAAGGTCGGTACCGTGACCGACACCAAGTACAAGATTCCGCAGCGTATCGAGGAGGGGACGCTCTTTGATATGCTCGGCAATGCCAGTGACCTGACCATCATCAACACCGGTAAGGTGTACGTCTTGTATGACGATTTCGGCAAGTTGTGCCTCAAACCGTATGAGAGCCTGCTCCTGCCGCTCTACATCGACGAGGACACCGCCCAGGGTTACAGCTACACCTCGTCCATCGACAGCGATGTGTACAACCGCATCAAGCTGGCGTGGGACAACGACGAAACCGGCGTCAGAGAGGTTCATGTGATGAACAATACCGCCAGCCAGAGCAAATGGGGCACGCTCCAGTATTACGAAAAGCTGGACAACGCCCTCAACACCGCCGATTTGCAGACCAAGGCCAAGGCGCTGATGAAATACTACAACGTCATCCACCGCGAACTGACCATGCAGAAGGTGTTCGGGGATGTTCGGGCGCGTGCCGGTACTTCGGTCTGCGTCGGCATGGGCCTGGGCGACATCAACATCAAGAACTATATGTGCGTGGAAAAAGCCAAGCACACGTTCAGCAACGGTCTTTACACGATGGACCTGTATTTAAGCGGAATTCGAGGTGAGTTTAGTGTCTAATCTGATGGAATCTATGCGGCAGATTGCCGCGAATGAGCGTCAAGCCGCTTTGCCGATGACGATTTGCTTCGGCAAGGTAATCGCACTCTCACCGTTCCGTGTGCAGATCGACCAGAAACTTGTACTCACTAAGGAGTTTTTCATCGTGAAAAGCGGCGTGAGCGCATCCTCGTTCAAGGTGGGAGATGTGCTCATCCTGTTCCGCAATGAGGGCGGACAAAAGTACCTGATATTCGACAAGAAAGGGGCGCTGTAATGCTGCCGACAGAGTATAATGACGATCTCGTGCAGGATTTCGAGATCGAAACACAGCCTACGCGCACCTACGCGCTGCGGTTTGACGGCTATCCGTGCTCCGGCGGCAAGCTGGACGGCCTGGAAGCCATGAAGCAGGCCATCTTCCTGATTCTCCAGACCGAACGGTTTCAGTACGCCATCTATTCATGGAATTACGGCATTGAGCTGAACGCCCTGCTCGGGCAGACCATGACGCCGTATCTGCAGGCCAAGGTCGCCAAGGCGATTGAAGATGCGCTCATGGCGGATGATCGTGTTTTGTCGGTTGAGCAGTTCTCGTTCACCAAGGGCAAGCACAGCCTGCTTGTGAAATTTACGGTAACCACGACCGAGGGCGACGTGGAAAGCGAATTTGAGTTTGGAGGTGAAGCGGCATGATCGGACGATACTCGGACGAAATGACGTTTGATTTTATCATGAATCGTATGCTGGAAAGCGTGCCGGATACGGTTGATAAGCGAGAGGGCAGCATCATCTACGATGCGCTCTCACCGGCAGCCGCGGAGCTTGTCAAGTGCTACATGGAACTGGACGTCGTGATGGACGAAACCTTTGTGGACACGGCGTCGCTCCAGTACCTCATGCTGCGTTGCAAAGAGCGCGGCGTAGCTATTCAAGGCGAAACAGCTGCCGTTATCGAGGGCGTGTTTACGCCGTCCAGTGTGGAGCTGACCGCGGGCCTGCGGTTCAACTGCGATGAGGTGAACTACACCATCACAGAAAAGATCTCGGCAGGTCACTACAAGCTGGAAGCTGAAACGCTCGGCACGGTCGGCAACAAGTACACCGGTCTGCTGTTACCGATCCAGACGGTCAACGGATTGGAAACCGCCCAGATTGCAGCGGTGCTCATTCCGGCCGAGGACGGCGACACGACCGACACGCTGCGCGAGAAATACTACGCCAGCATTGACGGTGAGGCTTTCGGCGGGAATGTCGCGGACTACCGCGAGAAGGTCAACGCGATTACCGGCGTGGGCGGTGTCAAGGTCTATCCGGTATGGAACGGCGGCGGTACGGTAAAGCTGACTATTATCGCGTCGGACTTCACCGCGCCCAGTACGGAGCTCATCAGCAAGGTACAGACCGCCATCGACCCCGAGGGCAATCAGGGCGAGGGCCTCGGCCTTGCGCCGATCGGACACACGGTGACCGTCACCGGCGCACGCTACGCTGACCTCACCGTTGCAGCGAATGTCACCTTTGCCGCCGGATGGAGTTGGGACAACGGCAAGTCGCAGCTCGTGAGCGCTGCTAATGCGTATCTTGATGAACTGCGTAAGAACTGGGCGGACAGTGAAACAACAGTGGTTCGTATCTCGCAGATCGAAACACACCTGCTGACCGCGGATTGCGTGGTCGACGTGGACGGCACAACCGTTAACGGCGATACCAGGAACATCGAGCTGGCTGCGGACGAGATTCCGCGGCTGAGTACGATTGGCGGTGCGTCGTGAGAAAGAAGCTGCAAGACTACCTGCCGTCGATCCTGCTGAAAACCTACGAGTTTCCGCTTTTGTGCGACACCGAGCAGCCGGAGATTGACCGTCTGCGCGATGCCGCTGATGCGGTGCTGGACGCGCAGTTCATCAGTACCGCCGGTGAAACCGCCATTGCGCGCTACGAGAAGATCTTCGGCATTACGCCGATGGACACGGACACACTGGACGAGCGCCGGTTTAAGGTGCTCGCAAAGATCAATGCGCAGCTGCCGTTCTCGGTGCGCCGCCTGCGGCAGCAGCTTGAAACGCTCTGCGGTGCGGACGGCTACAAGCTCGAGCTGGATGGTGGCAAATACACGCTAACCGTTAAGGTGGCGTTGACCGCAAAGCGCAATCAGCAGGCGGTCGAGGAACTGCTTGCCGACATTGTACCCGCGAATATGGTTTGTACAACATCGTTGCTGTACAACACATGGGAGCAGATCAAGAAGTTAACATGGGGCGAGCTGAAAAAGCTCACCTGGCGAGAAATTAAGGAGGAGGTGCTGCCGGATGGAGCAAACACCTAACTATCATCTGAATACGCCCGGCTACGAGGAGTTCGGCGATGTCGAAGTGCTCAACCAGAACTTTGCCGCGATCGACGCCGAGCTGAAAAAGAATGCTGACGCGGTGGGCGAACGTGTCAAGACCACTGAACTGGCCGAGAAGGTCAAGCAGACCGTCAAGGACGGCAGTCTGACCGCAAAGGATCTCGGCGCCGTATCAGCTGATACCAAGGGCAAGGCCGATGGTGTGGCCGGTCTGGACGGGAATGGCAAAGTGCCCTCCAACCAGCTGCCTGAAATGAATTACGAGGGCAAGGGCGCCGTAGATGAGCATAACAAGAGTACATCGGCGCACGCTGCACTGTTTAAGGCAATTAACGATTTGCTTGCGGCGCACGTCAAGGACACCGGCAACCCGCACAAGGTCACACCGGCGCAGATTGGTGCTATCGCGCTGACCCTGCTCGGCCAGCCGAACGGTCCGGCGGTGCTGGATAAGGACGGCCGTCTGACCGCTGACCAGCTCGGTGGCATGATCGGCGGCGAGAGCGACAGCGGCACCGGTGAACTGCAGGACACCGAGATGGAGGTCGGCACGATCACCAATGCAGGGGCGGGCTGGAACACCTACCATTTTAGAGAGGCGTTTGAGGGTATCCCGCAAGTTGTATGTCAGGCTGAGGACTTTGACGGCGTTGTACTGGTCAAGGACATTACCGCCGAGGGATTTTTGTACTGCCTGCGTACCTTGCAGACCGGCAGTTACTACACCGGTAGCGCGACGGGCACCAATCCGTCGCACAGCGCGAACACGCTGGTCAGCGGCACAACGACCACGGCTGACAGTATCAAGATTAACTACATCGCAGTAGAGTATGGAGGCGAGCGATAATGTTAGGAGTAAATCAGTTGGACTTTATGAGCTACACAGCAGCCTTAAAGTCCAATTACCGCAAGGGTATTCGCCGGATGGAGGCAATCCTTGCAAACCCGGCCCACGCAAAGGAGTTTGCCGCCAACCTCGGTGGCGTGAGTGTCGTACTGGGCGTTCCGGTGAATCTGCCGGACCGCAACAGCGACAAGCTGCTTGAGCTGCTGCTCGGCAGTACGGTTGCCGATGATGCGGTGCTGACATGGATGCACCAGTTTTACGAGTTTACCGGTTGGGACGATCTGCTCAGTGATTCCGCCCGCTGCAAGGAGATGGCCAACAACCCGCTGATCTGGCGCGCGGCCGGCGGCAGTAAGCTGGCGGTTGGCAAGTCTATTGCTACGTTGGCGGGGCTGTCCTGCGCTGACTATGCAGACATCGACGCGGTAGCGGCTTCTCAGGTTGCTATGACGGCGGTAGCAGCCTCTCAGGTTGCTATGACGGCCATCCAGAAATCGCAGACTGCACTCAGCTCGATTGCAGCATCGAGCATGGCAACCGCTAAATACGCAGCCGGTGCAGCAGGACTCAATCCGGCCGACTATGCTGACATGACCGCGATTGCAGCCTCTCAGGTTGCTATGGCGGCTGTAGCGGCCTCCAACACCGCTACAAAGGCCATCGCCGCATCTCAGACCGCGTTGAACGCGATTGCGGGCAGTACAACGGCGCTGGATGCACTTTATGCCAAGAAAAGCCGCCTGACTGGTGCCAGCGCATCTAAATCCGGCAAATTTATTATTCTGCAAATTAGCAATGATAGTGTATTTAACACATCGAAGTACGGTTACGCAACTCTGTCTGATGGCAGCCAGCCCAGTTGGGAAAACTATAAAGGAAAATATGCTTTCTTTATGCAGTACAAGAAGATCGCCACATGCATCAAAAACGATACCGAAGGTGATGACTGGATCGACTATTTTCCGTGCGGTTGATGGCCTGAAACAGCCTGTTCTTTGTTACGCATTATCTTCCTAAGACGTACCACGCACCTCAAATATGCTGTTTTAACACGGCATATTTGAGAAAACGCGGTGCGAAGATGCATAGCTATACAAAATCAGCGGGCAAATCAGGCTATATTCGGGCGGTTACTGCGCATTAGGAAGATAATGCGTAGTAAATCACGTCTAAAATTCAGGCTGCTTTGCAGGGAATATAGACAAATGTAACCCGGCCCGAGGAAGAAGAATCAGCGTTGGCGAAAGCCTCTAAACCGGCGGATGTAGTGAACAGATTGATGCTCTGTGCACTGCCTGTTGAAGAATACGTCTTGGCTCCGGATGCAGTTTCCGAAGTGTACACATAGCGCACACCGAATGTCCAACCAGAATTATTATGAGTCGCAGAGATGATAAAGCACGGACCGTTCGTTACCAATTTAGCATAATTACCGTTGTATGCACTGGTACTTACGCTCTTTTTCAGCGGACTGGAAGCCAAAGCAGCCAATGCAACGGAAGAATTGGTAATTGCAACCCGAGCTTTACCCGATCCGGCAATGGCCGCCATAGCAACCTGAGAGGCTGCAATCGCAGTCATGTCAGCATAGCCCGACGGATCCAGATTAGCGAGGATTGCAACGGTCTTACCCATGACCGCACTGGTGGCTCCGGTAAACGTCTTCCACGCGGTCGCGTTGGCCTGCAGTGCTTTGATTGCGGTGTCGCTGCGCCACATAGCAGCCATTGCTACCGGCGATTTAACAATAGCCGCCATAGCAACCTAATGCGCACAAAAACGCCCTGATTTTCGGGTTTCGTGTATAATAAATATACCAAAATCCGAAAGGGGAATCACAATATGACGGCCAAAACAGAGCTGACAAGGCAGCTTCTCGCAACTTTTGCGGCGGGAACGCCGACCGCAGAAGAACTCGACGCTATCTTAAAAGGCTACATTATTTTTAAGGAAAATGATGAGCAGCGCAGCGACTTGAAGCGGCGGATCAAGCACTATCTGGGCGCAAAGAAGATTGACGGTCTATCCGCCAGAACGCTGGCGAACTACCGCAGCCACCTTGAATTATTTGCATCTAAAGTGACCAAGAGCACGGCCAAAATCACTACCGACGACATCCGAGGTTACATTGCTTTTTTGGACGAGACGCACAATCTCAAGGAAACGTCACTGCAGACGCATATCAACAGCCTGCGGGCGTTCTTCGGCTGGCTCACGATGGAAGAGAAAATCAAGAAGAACCCGATGAGCAAGATCAAGTCCATCAAGATCGACAAGGTAGGAGCACGCCAGGCGCTGACGGTGGAAGAACTGGAACGGCTGCGTGACGCCTGCGTAACTTACCGCGAAAAGGCACTGATCGAGTTTCTGGTTTCCTCCGGCTGCCGTCTGAACGAGGTTGCTCAGCTGTCGGCCTCTAATCTCGATTTGATGAGCCGGTCAGTGCAGGTCACCGGCAAGGGTGACAAGGATCGTGTTGTCTTTTTCAGCATCCGTGCACGCCTGATGATTGAGGAGTATATGGTATCCCGCAAGGGCGGCACCGGCTTGTTTGTCAGCAGTAAGGCACCCTACGAGCCGCTGAAACCTCGGGCGATCCAGCGCATGGTACGGGCAATCAGCCTGCGGGCCGGTCTGGATAAGCGGGTGCACCCGCACCTGCTGCGTCATACGTTTGCGACGTTGGCGCTTAACGGCGGCATGGATATTGCGGTCATTCAGCGGCTGTTAGGCCATGAGAATATCGCAACTACACAAATTTACGCGGAAATGTCGGATGAAACAATCCGGCATCAGTATAACAAATATGTAGCGGTTTAACCGCGGAAAGGAGCACAAATGAAAATCAACGGAATCAAGGCTCTGGATTATCAGTGCCAGGGCGACAGCCTGACGTTGACGCTGACCGAAACCGACTTTGAAACGGTGTCCAACTTGAACACCGCTTTGGTCGAGGTCCGCACCGATGACGGCGATCTGGTTGAGGCGCACGGCGGCTATGCGCTGCGTGCCATCACCTACGACAAGGACAAGCAGACGTATACTGTCGCTTGCACCACGGCCGCCGACGATACGACCGCGCAGGCGATCTCGCAGTTAGTGTCTAAGGTGGAGGAACTGGAAACCAGCAACACCGCACTGGCTGCACAGGTGGACTACATCAGCATGATGACCGATACGGAGGTGGCGTAAATGGCTAACTGGTTTGAGAAGATCAAGAAGTATTACGACGCCGGTCTGTGGACCAAGAAAATGGTCGGCAATGCGGTGGTGAAGAAGAAAATCACCGTCGAGCAGTACAAGGAAATCACCGGCGAGGACTACAAAAAGTAATCCACCGGGATTTTTACACTTGCGATAGGGCAACAGCCCGGAAAGGAAACATTATGTACCCCAACAACATCTACATCAAGAACTACGCAACCATCAAGAAGTACGCCGGAGATATTGGCGTGCAGTTGGATAAGTTCGATAACGACCACGGTCTCAAGCACAACGCCCTGCTGCGTGCCCAGTACAAGCACTGGCGCTCCATCCAGACCGGTGTGCCGGAGCTGCTGAGCGTGGACGATAAGCGCCTGCTGGGGCTGTAAAACAAGAAAAACCGCCTGAAAAGGCGGTTCATTGACAGGGTTCGTCAGCGTATGCTATAATACAAACGGACGCTGTTACATATAGCGGTCAGACCCTCTTTTCCTTTCCCGCAGTCTGCGGCAGGAAGGAGGTGGCGCGAATGCAGAAGAAAGCATTTCAGCTTTTTATGTGTGCGGTCATTGTACTGTACATTTTCTGTATAAAAGCGCGATGACCGCTCGTCTGATCCACGAACGGTCATCTAAATGAACGGTCTATAGGGTCTGACTGCTGTAACAGCGTCCCTTTGGTTATATTATAGCACACGCTCCGGCTTTGTCAAGAACGACAGACCGGGGCGTTTTTGCGCCTCGAGGGAAAAGAGGTTTTATGGATAATCCGATCACTCGTGCCGAGCACGAAGAGTTTAGCCGACGACTCGAAGAAGAAAATCGTCGGCAGGACAAGCGTATTGAGCTGCTAGAGGACAATATGCGCGAGCTGAACAGTCTGACCGCCTCGGTCGGCAAACTGGCCACCAGCATTGAGAGCATGGTCAAGGAGCAGGAAAAGCAGGGCAAGCGGCTGGAAACGCTCGAGGACCGCGACGGCGCGATGTGGCGCAAGGTTGTGGCTTACGGCGCGACGGCGCTCGTCGGTATTTTCATTGGCTACATTGCTCGGCAAATTGGCTTGAGTTAAGAAAGAGAGGTACTTATGAACTGGAAAATCAGAATCAAGAACCCGGTATTCTGGGTGCAGATCGCCCTCGGCGCGTTTGCGACGGCGCTGGCCTATGCCGGCCTGACCGCTGCGGATATGACCACCTGGGCGGGCGTGTGGCAGATCATCAAGGACACGGCGGCAAATCCGTACTGCCTGTTTTTGATTGCCTGCAATGTGTGGTCGGCGTTTAATGACCCGACCACTTCGGGTCTGACCGACTCGGATCGTGCTAAGTCGTACACCGTGCCGCTTGAGAAGTGAGGAGGACACGACTATGCAGATCCATGACGCAAACTTAAAGCACAACGGCAACTGGTCGTACCGCAGCGGTACGTCTGAGATTATCCTGCACCATGCCGAGGCAAGCCATGCCAGCGTTGAGGACATCAACCGGTGGCACTTAGAGCGCGGCTGGGCCGGTATCGGCTACAACTACTATGTCCGCAAGGACGGCACGATCTGGCGTGGCCGTCCTGAATGGGCTGTTGGTGCCCATGCAAAGGGGCACAACGACAAGTCCATCGGTATCTGTTGCGAGGGCGCGTACATGACCGAAACCATGCCCGCCGCACAGCTGGCTGCACTCAAGGACCTCATCCGTGACATTATGAGCCGGTACAGCAAGTTGAAGCTGCTGCGGCACAAGGACGTCAACGAAACCGACTGTCCGGGTGTAAACTTCCCGTGGGCAGAGGTGCAGAACTATGCCAATCCGCAGCTGGCAAAGAAGGAGGACCCCGAAGTGGTTGAGAAGAAGAACGTCATGCTCAATGGCAAGACGTACACCTGCGAGTGCATCTGCAAAGATGAGGTAAACTACATCAAGATGCGTTCGTTGGAGCAGGCAGGCTTTACGGTCAGCTACGATGCCGTGCGTAAGCTGCCGAGCATCACCGCACCGCAGTGCCGCACGTTCGTGCCGGACGGTACCGTCGAGGTGCAGGCCGCTATCGACACCGTGCAGGAAGCTGCCGGTCTGGAGGAGCAAACCATCGAGTATCTGCTGCGGTACCAGTACGGCGAACAGCTCGTGAAGAAGCTAGCGGAAGCGATGGAGAAGTAACTCGACTGTGCCAGAAATCTGACGACAAATTGACGACACGAGGGCATAAAAAGGTACGAGAAAGCGCAAAAGTCAGTATCCCCAAACACACGATTTTAGAACTTGCGTGCGTTTGAAAAAACGCGAAAGCGTGCGTTTAATGCGCGATTTGTGTCGCTTTTTGTGAGAATTGAATACCCCATGGTTTAGCGCCTTGCGGAGAAGTACGGTCTGAAGGCTGCACGTCGTGCACCGCAGTTCTCCAAGCGCTAAAACAGCAAAATACCACCGAAACTACTGTTCGGTGGTATTTTTTTATGCACTTAGATTTTTCTGACGACATTCTGACGACACGGGGGAACGTTTACGACATGGTTTCCTTACGGTCGTCGTCTGTCTTTTTGCGGAATACGGCTGCGCGGAGTTCCTCCAGCTCGTTGTGGACGTAGATCTCGGCGGTGACCTGAATGTCCTTGTGGCCGAGGATCTTCTGGATCGTGTAGATGTCCACGCCGTTCCGGCGCAGGCTGGTGCCGTAGGTATGGCGCATCTCGTGCGAGGTGAGCACCGGAATGTCAGGGTGCCGTTCATGCACGCCGGTCATAAACTTTTTAAGCCGCTGGGAGAAGTGGTCGGTGTCCTGCAGGCCGCCGGTCTGCGAGGGGAACAGGTACAGACTGTCGTGCGGCAGCGACTGCACCAGGGCAATGCACTCGTCCGAGATCGGAATGGTGCGGAAGCTGTTCTTCTTCGGCGCGGCCAGCTTGAGCACGCCGACCTCGGAAACGACAGTGCGCTGGATATGCAGTGAGCCGTTGCCCGGCTCGAGCACGAAGTCCGTCCACATGGTGCCCAGCAGCTCGCCGCGGCGCATACCGGTATCGAGCAGGAGTGCAGCAGCGGGAAACGCCTCGAGTGCTTCCTCGCGCACAATGGCGATCTGCTTTTCGGTCAGCACACGCTTGACGCGCTTGTGCGCCGAACTGCTGAACTGCACACGCTTTGCCGGATTCTTGTAGCACAGGTCGTTCTCGATGGCCGTTTCAAAGATGTCCACCAGGCACAGCCGGATTTTCTTCAGATGCGATGCAGACAGGCCCTTGTGCATGGCGGCGAACGTCTGCACATCGACCGGCCGCACATCGGTCAGATCGACACTGCCGAAGTACGGCTCCAGATACAGCCGCACGATCTCCTCATAGGTCTGGAGCGTGTTGTGGCTGACAAACGGCTGCTTGTAGGTCTTGAGCCACCGCTGCGCCCACTGGGAGAAGTTGTAGCTTTTCCGGACGAATGCTTCGCCGGTCCGTGCGGACACCTCGGAGGCCACACGAAACTCCTCGGCTTTCTTTTTCGCATCGGCAAGGCTGACCGTACTGTAAAAGGACTTGCGCAGCGGCTTGCCGTGAATGTCGCGGCCGAGCGTGATCTTGTACTCGTAGCGGTTGTCCTTGCGTGTAGGTTTTTTTCTCGGCATAAAAATAACCCCTTTCTTACCGTAAAAAAGTATGGTAAAATAGGGGTACTGATGGCTTGGTAGGTTTATCAGTACCCCATGTCCCGCTCTGGTGTTGGTAGCACCAGGGCGGGATTTTTTTGTAACAGTGGTGGATGGCTGTGTATCACTCCGTAACAAAACGGTAGTGTGGGCAAAGGCGTGTCTGTATCTCATGTATCAGTGTTGTAACA